AAAAATAACCTTGGGTTCGAGTCTTATTTATCAGAATCAAAATGCGCTAATAAAAAGGGTGTTGATTCTTACAATGGTAGAATCATGCAAGCTGACGAAATAACAACCACAATAACGGACGTTGATTTTAAAATAATAGAGGCGGTTTATTCGTGGGATAATATAGCAGTTTCTAACGTGCAAGCATTTAGAAAGAACTATTTACCTAAATCAATTTGTACTTCAATCTTAGAATTATATGAGAAGAAAACTACACTAAAAGACGTGGAAGGGTATGAAACTGAGTACCTACTTTCAAAAGGAATGTTAAACAGTGTTTACGGTATGAGTGTGACCGATTTTATAAAAGATGATAATGTTTACAACGGTGAAAATTGGCACGTATCGCCAGTTGATGCCAATGAGAAAATAGAAAAATACAACACCGCCAAAACAAGGTTTTTATATTATCCTTGGGGTTTGTGGGTAACTGCATATGCAAGGGCGAATTTGTGGGGGTTAATTTTAGAAACTGGCAACGATTATATTTATTCTGATACTGACAGTGTAAAAATGCTTAACTATGAAAAACACAAACCATTTATTAACGATTACAATAAATTCATAGGTATAAAATTAGAGAAGATGATTAAACATCATAAATTAGATAACACACTACTAACACCAAAATCAAAAGACGGTAAAATAAAACCGCTTGGTATTTGGGATTATGAAGGGCATTACACTAAATTTAAAACACTAGGTGCTAAACGTTACCTACTTGAAAAGGATGGTAAGTTCCATTTAACAGTTGCAGGGTTAAGTAAACAGAACGGTATGAAATACATTGTTGAAGAATCAAAAGGCGATAGTAACAAAGTATTCAAAATGTTTAACGATGGTCTATATGTTCCTGCCAATAAAACTGGTAAAATGACACATACATACTTAGATGATGAGCATCAACTAAGTGTGGTTGATTTTAACGGGGTGCGTGAAGATGTAAAAGCTAAAACTGGGGTACATTTGGAAAATACTGAATTCACACTTTCAATTGAGAAAACATTTAAAACATTTTTAGATAATTTATCTAACGGCTATATTTACAAGGGGTTAAATCACATATGAGTTATTATAATAGTAAAAAAATTGATGCTAAAAAAGCGACTTACAACGTTATTTTTGGTGAACGTTCAAACGGTAAAACTTATCACCTAGTTTTAAAAGCTTTGAAGAATTATATTAAAAGCGGTCAAGTTGAACAATTCGCATACATTAGACGTTGGAAAGAAGACGTAACAGGAAGACGAGCTTCACGTTTATTTGCAGGTGTTGTTGAAAATGACGAGGTGTCAAAATTAACAGGCGGTGACTTCACAGGCGTTCATTATTGGGCAGGAAAATTTTATTTATGTAATTATGACGATAAAGGGAAAGTTCAATATTCAGACGAAAATATACTAGGGTTTTCTTTTGCATTGTCGGACGGGGAACATGACAAATCAACAAGTTTCCCTAATATTACATTGGTTGTTTTTGATGAATTTTTAACTAATAGATTATACTTACAAGATGAATTTGTGCTGTTTATGAATTCAATTTCAACAATAGTAAGAAGACGCGAAGACGTTAAAATTTATATGTTAGGAAACACAGTAAATAAATATTGCCCTTACTTTTCAGAAATGGGTTTAGTTAACATACCTAAAATGAAGCAGGGTTCAATTGATGTGTACCAATACGGTGACAGTAAACTAACGGTAGCAGTTGAATATTGCGCCTCACAAGTAACCAAGGGAAAAGAACAAGCTAATAAATATTTTGCATTCAATAACCCTAAATTAGAAATGATAACGGGTGGTGCTTGGGAACTAAATATCTATCCACATTTACCAGTTAAATACACACAAAAAGATGTTGATTACATATTTTTTATTGAATTTTCAGATAACATATACCAGTGTTCAATAGTCACAATTAATAGCAATTGCTTCATCTATATCCATTTGAAAACAACACCAATAAAAGACCTTGATAATGATTTGATATATAGCCTTGAGCATTCGCATAAATTAAATTACAATAGAAGTGTATACAAACCCGTCAATAAATTGCAAAATCGTATCAAGTGGTTTTTCACAAACGATAAGGTTTTCTATCAGTCGAATGATGTTGGCGATGCAATTAAAAACTATCTTAAAATAGCGCACAAGGCTTAAATGGCATGGAAGAAGTAGACACATTAACTCACTTAATTAATACCGTTGGTTTTCCTATTGTGGTTTGTTTGATTTTGTTTTGGTTCATTAAAACATATCTAAATAGAATCATAACCACACTGGAAACCTTTAATAAAACGTTAGAAAAAAATAGTAGTTCATTAGATAAGTTAACACACGAATTACAAAACCGAGGTAATAAAAATGTATAACGTAACCGCAAAAGATGAAAATCTAAAAGCACTCAATTTAGAAATGTTGAATAAAACTTTATCTATGTTTGAGTATGAAAACCTACCAGAAAGTCTACCATCATTTGAACTTGAAAAATTACTTCAAGTTGAAGGGTGTTGTTTAATAGCAGAACACAATAATGAACTATACGCGTTTAGTGGTTCACTAGGCGGTGAAACAGACGTTTACGGAAACTATACGCAATTCACAGTTGCTAACACCTACCTAAAATTAAACAAACAATTTGACCTTATCAATGATAAGTGTGTGTTGTTTTGTAATGATGATTTAAGAATTGGATTAATTCCAACCTTCACCCGTTTAAATTCTGCTATCGTTGAAAATGACATCAACATTAATTTGTGGGGTGTGAATTCAAGACAACAAAAAATGATTAGTGCCAGTGACGATAAAACAAAAACAAGTGCTGATTTGTACTTGAAAAAAATTGTTGATGGTGAATTGTCGGTGGTTGGCGATTCTTCTTTTCTTGAAAATTTAAAATCACACACAACCAGTTCAAGCGGTGGTGTGAATGTAAAAGAATTTATCGAATTAACTCAATACCTAAAATCAAACCTTTATAATTCAGTTGGCCTAAGTTCACAATTCAACATGAAAAAAGAAAGACTAATTTCAAGTGAGGTTGATATGGGTGAAGATTCAATTTTCCCATTAGTTTATTCTATGATGAAAAATAGAATTGCTGCACTGGAAAAAATTAATGAAACTTTTGATTTACAAATTGATGTTGATTTTGGTAGTGTATGGGCGTTGAAAAACAAAAAACTTGTTGATGATGTTATTAATGGAGGAAGTGAAAATGAAAATGAAAATAGTGAGCTTAAAAACGATGGATTGGGTGAACCTGGCGTTGACGATATTGAAGGCGATATTCAAACGGAACAAGGAGAAGGACAAACAGACACCGAAGAATTAGAAGAAGAAGAAAATCAAGAACGGGAACGGGAACAAGGCGAAAGCTCCGACCCCGAACCCGAACTTGACACCGAAGAAGAACCAGACGTTGAACCAGACGTTGAAAATTCAGGTGAAGCCGAAGAAGAAGACGAAACCGAAGAAGAAGACGAAACCGAAGATAAAAACAAAGGGGTAGAATAATGAACCTTAGAACATATTTATTAGGCTCTAATTTATGGGCTGAAATTGAAACTATTGGAAGTTTTGCATTCATACAAGATGCAACGCAAATGGATTTTATACAGGTTATAGAATACGGTGAAAGAGAAATGTTTGCCGCTTTTGATAGTGTTGATATTCCCACTATTGCGGGTTTGATAGTAACGCATTTTGGCGATAAATGGGAAACAATATTAAACTCACATATTAGCTCTTTAGATATTACTAGCGAATACACTAAAAAAACTGATAGCACTATAGCTATTGAAGAACTTAAAAACGGCACTGATGATAGTGAAAATAAAGTGAGTGCTTTCAATTCTGATGTTCTAATTACTGACACTGGTAACGGCAGCACCAGAACGGAAGATATCAACCGAGACACCTCCACGGAAAAGGTTGAAACAATGGGGAGTTTTAAAGATTTGTTTAATAACTTGTCAACCATTGAGCAATCGAATATAATCAATATTGCAATTGAAGATGTTGCTAAATATTTAACAATTTCTATTTATTAATAAAAGGTAAAAAAATCATGTTAGTTACACAATTATACTCGTTAGTTAATAACGTTACAAAAGAGACACTAGGCGAATCAGTAATTTTAAAAGAAGACTTAACAAATGTTGTTGATGTTGGTGTGGCGGTTTTTGACGCTGACAAAGTGGATAACTTTGTTAAAAAACTAGTTGACCATATCGGCAAAGTAATTTTTGTTAATCGTGTTTATTCTGGCTCAGTTCCAAGTGTACTTATGGATTCTTGGGAATTTGGCTCAGTGCTTGAGAAAATTAGTTCTGATTTACCAGACGCACAAGAAAATGATTCTTGGGATTTAACAGACGGTGAAACTTATTCACAAGATAAGTTTGTTAAGCCAAGTGTTACAGCTAAGTTTTTCAATTCTAAAGTTACGTTTGAAATTCAAATGTCATTTACAGAAAAACAATTAAAAAGTGCTTTCTCAAATGCCGAACAATTAAACGGTTTTGTTTCAATGTTACATACTAGCGTTGAAAACTCATTAACTGTTAAATTAGATGGTTTGGTAATGCGAGCTTTCAATAACTTTTCTGCTCACGTTTTAGATAATGATACAGTAGGTGTTCAAGCTGTAAACTTACTTGCGAAATATAACACAGCTTATACTAAAACTTTATCTGCTGATGTTTGTTTACAAGATGCTGATTTTATCCGTTATGCAACTTATCAAATGGCGTTAGTTAGTGACCGTATGACAAAAGTTAGTAAATTATTTAACGTTGGAGCGAAAGCTCGTTTTACACCTAAAGATTTACAGAACGTTGTTTTATTATCTGACTTTGCAAAAGCTAGTGAAACGTTTTTACTTTCTGACACTCGTAACCCTGAAAAAGTTACACTACCTAAACATGATAGTGTGCCGTTTTGGCAAGGTTCTGGCGTTGGTTATTCTTTCGCTGATGTTTCAAATGTTAATGTTACAATCAAAAGCGGTGAAAGTGACAAAGATGTAGAAATTACTGGTTTGTTAGGTGTTATTTGTGACCGTGACGCGGTGGCAGTTGCAAACGTTGATAGACGTACAACCGTTGCATATAACGCAAGAGCTGAATTTTACAACAACTGGTTTAAAGCTGATGCCCAATACATTAATGACTTAGATGAAAACTTTGTTTTATTCTATGTTGCTGATGCGGTTGCAGAATCATAGTAACTGTTTTT